GGGGTGTTGTGTGACATTTCGACACAAGGCGTCACCAATGTAACGCCAAGTGTCTTGATGTCAATAGTTTAGAACGGCAAGTCGTCTGTGTCGGCAGCTCTTTTTGTCGTCGTCTTAGCGTCAGAGCGCGACACAACAAGAGGTAATGTGTCATCGGACCACACTACTCTGCCAGAGCCCAAGTAGTTCTTATTGCTCTTTGCGTCTCTCTCTTCTTTGGTTTGCTCTTCATAAATGGAGACATTCTTTCCCCACTCATTCGCTTCGTTGTTTACGCTGATGGTTACGTTTAACCATTTGCCATCTTTGATTTTTGATTTTGTGATCTTAGTCACGTCGATTGATAATGATACTAATTGTGCCATGTTTTATTTTGTTTTAAATTTTGTTTTATAATATTGATCAAATGATTTACCGTGATCTTCGGTTGCAGTTATGCCTGCGCTAAATGTTTCAAAATGCTGTGACTCCTCAACTATCTTACAAGTTTCGTAATCCTTTTTAATAGAGTACTTTACACTATCATCTATGTCGTGGTGCGCCATAACGCGCCTAAAGAACATGTCTACAGCTGATAATTTGTCTGCCATTATAATGTATTCTTTAAGATAAAGCTAGCAACATCTTCTGTCTTGTTTGGTCCAATAAACTTATTGTATTGCTCGACGGCTCTCGCGACCTTTGATCTGCCTCTATCTAAGAACTCCTCGGAGCAATCAAACACACCAACTCTATTTGTCTCTTTCTCCACAACAATAAACTCTAGTGGCTTGCCAAAGAATTGGTTGTATAACCATGCCTGAGAGTCGTAGTTGTACTTCCTGGCACTATACATAAAGTCATCTAGCTTTGATGTGGTCTTCAAGTCGTAGACAATGTCAGCCTTCACAATGTCAGCCTTGCCTTTCCACATGAGTCCCATGATTTCCTTAACCATCGGAACCTCGTAGCCAATCACGTCATCATACACCATGTCATACGTTGTGATGTTTTGCGTGATTACTCCAGCCATTTGCTTGATCATCTCAACCTCAGCTGACAATAATCTAATCTGTCCGTCTGCGCATGCATCTTTGTAGATGTTTGTGGTTCTGCTTGATGCGCTGACAACTTGAAAGCTATCTACCTTGTCTTTCTCGATAAGCAATGTGTGAAAGTAACTACCCTTAACCATGTCAACAGTTTTTGGCTTATCTTTCTTAAAGCTCGCTGGATCGTAGAGTAAGTGATCAATGTCTGAATTGCTGAGAAATTGTTTTCCCATATCGCCGTAGTAGTTGGCGTCATTCTTTAATAATTCGATTGTGTTCTTCATTTAGTTTTTGGATTAAATTCTTTTCGTATATTAATGTTACTGATTTTATTTCGCATTTAATAGGCGACCCGTCAATGTCTATCAGGTAATAGTTTTTGTCGATTTGCGTATTGTATCTGCCAAACTTGGTTTGGGTAGCTATTAGAGGTCTATAAGCTACCCATGAACCCTTATTTATTTTCATCTACAATTTCTCTTAATTCAACCTGATACTTTTTACCATCTTTCGTTACGACAGTGCCGTCAACATACATATCTTTCACTTCCTTGTATATATCCGAGGGTTTGATGCCTAAAGATTTACAGATGGCTCGCCTAGTAACGTGTCCAGCCATTCCATTTAGGCGGTAACTATTCATTGAGTCACCTCCTTTTGAATCTCAAGGCTCACAACATCATCAATGGTGTACTTCTTGCTTAGTTGGTCAAGTAGTTTCTTTGCACCTAGCTTTCTATTGGCGTGGACGTATGCAATTGCCTTGCTCCAATTCTCGTCACCAATGTTTAGCGTGATGTGTGTGTGCTTTGTGCCGTCCTTAGATGTGTCAGTCTCCTCAAAGTCTTCACCTGCATAGATGTTGATGCCTAGCCCGTGTAATGCAAGAGCCTTCACGGTGCTACGCTGAATGGCTTTGTTGACATCGAACGATGTGATTAAATCTACTGGCACAGATTTGTTTCTTAGGTCCATCACTGGCAATTGATCGATGTGTTCAACACCATCAATAGTCACGCCAACCTTAACCCAAGCCGTTCTACCGTCAGTAAAATAGTTTCTGCCGTCTTCATTCTCATAGATAGTTCTAGACGTGCTAGGACATGTTAGACATGCCATCTTCCATGCGTTAGCCCAAGACAAATAGTTTTGTCCTTGTTTCTTTTCAACGTACTTCGTTACGTCAATGCTAGATAATTTTTCAAATGTATTGTTCATAATTTTATTTATTTGGATAATATTCGTCCCACTTTTCAATCATTAATTCTAGGTACCACTTGCATTTAATTAAGTCTTCCTTGCCGTTTTTATCTTCACACCTCCAGATGTACTTCATGATGTTGCCAGTCGATGACGCAATGATGCCAGTCTTGTTTATTGTGGCTGCCTCAATCGCATCTATGCACTCAACTTTTCCTTGTTTGTAGTGTGATGGGTTGATGTTGTCTTTCATAGAGCCTTCAAAGTTATTGCTTTGTTTTGGATTTTCCAAGGATTTTTTAAAATTTTGCGCTTCTTCAAGAGTGTCGAATCTGCCGTACTCCTTTTCTCTTTTGTCTTCAACGCAGTAAACCATCTTAAACATGCCAAACGCTGGCCAATCTGCTCTTGTTTGAATAAAGTATTTCTTCATTTGTTACCTCCGTTTTTATTTTTTTCAATTTCAATCATATATTCATCCCAAGCATTATGCGCTTCATCTATGGCTTCTTGCATTGTTTTTGCTCTACATCTTACCCAATGTCTACCATCAGAGCATTGCCAAAAACCATACTCTGGATAATAGTCAACAATAAATCTTTGACCATTGTATTCGTGTGCTTTTACACCCCCTTCTAAAAATGGATTACTCATTTGTTACCTCCGTATGTTTCGTTAAAAATATTTTTAATAAATGTAATTTCACCAAATTCATTAACCCTTATAAGTTTACTTAAATCATTTTGAGAATATTCATATTCACGTGATAAACGTTCTTCAAAATAATGCCACTTATTATTAAGCCATAAAAATCTACTTACTCCATTTACTGTTTGACCTATGTCAAATACATCTCCATTATTAATATTAATATTCATTTGTTACCTCCGTATGTTTCGTTGTAAAATTCTTTGTAATAGGCGTTAGCGATTGGCTTTGCTTCTTCTTCTGACATAGCTCCCTTTAATAACCAAATTGCAAAATCAATCATTTGCTCCCTTTCAGTTTCTTTGGCTTCGTTTCTTGCTTTAAGCATACCATCTAAAAACTCCTCTTGATTTACATATCTATGTTTCATCAACTCTATGAGATTGAAAGTTCTTTCCGCAAATAAATCTGCTGCCGTTTGTTTTGTTTCGTTGCTCATTTGTTACCTCCATCTGTTAGTTCTTCTCCCGTTAAAGCAAAATATAAATTCTGTAGTTGGTGGACGTTTTTGATGTACGGCAGTGAAATGCCATGTTTATCAACCGACAATGAAAAACCTGCTAATCTTTCCCAATACAAATAACTCCAATCATTGCATACAGTTAAGCGTAACCATCCATTTTCGGTTTTTTCAAACCCAAACTTCAATAACCATTCTTCTGTGAGTGGGATAGGTCCAAGTTCTTCTGATGAAATCCATGATGTTTCTTCTTCGTTGTGTAATTCAAGCCATTTTTCTTCAATAGATTTAACTTCAAAAACAGTGCTATCCTCAGAAAATAAAACCCAATTCCCAATTCTTAATTCGTTTGCTTTCATTTGTTACCTCCGTTATCGATTTTCATACATTCTTATATATTTTTTTAGAAGTTTAATTTCTTGCTCAAGTTTTTCTATCTGCTCCTTCTCCATTTCTTTTGCTTGTTTTATTTCATGTTCAAAACAATCAAACATCTCTTTTACCTTATCGTAACTATTAAGAGAATTAATCAGCCACTCTACTGCCGTTTGTTGTTTGTTGTTTGTCATTGCCTTAGTTGAGTCTGATGTTATTTTGTCAGCATTAGGATTGCTAAAATCCACTACTTGTGTATGTTCGTTTTTCATCTTACTTGTTTTAATTTAGTTATGTATGTTGGATCCTCAGCGTATCTGCCGTCAATCTTTGCTAAGTATCTGTTCTGTATCGCCACATAGTCTCTTAGGCAGTCCCTATATGTTGCGTATGCGCAGTGATTGTTCTTCATACCTATCACAAGCTTGGACTTTGACGTCCTGATGCCTGCAATGTTGCGATTCTCCTTGCATATGTTTGACTTGAAGTGTCCCGTCTCAATCTTCATCTGGGCCAATGCAGCCCCAGGAAGAACACAGCCCAAGTGCGTGAGCTCGCTGACAATTGCGCTATCCGTCAGTGGCATGTCCTCCACTACTTTCTCCACTATCACATTCTTGTATATTGTGATAAATGAGCGCTCCTGAAGAAATATGAGCGCAATCACACAGCCAGCAACAATATTGAGCGCAATGCTTGTCATCAGTGGGAATCTTAAATCCCTGACAGACCTGATAGCCATCGTATCATTGTCTATCTCTACGACCCGTCTTTTCATAATGTACCCTCATTAATTGTTCTTGAATATTTTTGTGGAACTCATTGAACGCATTCACGTCAATCTTTCGTGGTGGCTCATGCCTCATCGGTGCTACCTCTATGATTTCTCTTTTTGAGAATAGCGATTTTATCTTTGTAATCATCGATCTTTTCTTTTAGGTTTTTTCTTTCAATTTCAAATTTCTTTTCTGTTTTGCTCTCAATCTTTTTGAGCGCAATACTTAATGTATCCACAGATAACTGCATGGACCCAATCTCAAAGCCAAACTCCTCAAACATCTTGTAGTAGTATGGACTGACGTGCTCATAGAAGTCGCCACCCGTCCTTGTGTTGTAGATTTTAACTTTGCCATCGTCATACATCTCAATCTTGCATCCGTTGTCGATTGTGTATCTGCTGTCTCTGTGAAGAAATGTTGGCCTAGTCTTGACTGCTTCTTCAAATACTTTCTTCAGGCCTTCATTGTAGTTCTTAGATATTAAGTAGTAGTCGGCAGTTAGGCCGGTCCTTTTGCAAAACGAATCCATGTCTTTTGCAACCTCTAACTTCTGAGCCATTGCTGACTTTACGTCGTCAGGCAATTGCTCAATCATCCATTCCATTGGTGTTTTATTTGTCATTTGTTACCTCCGTACTCTAAAATTCCAAAAGTAAAATGGTTTAAAAGCCATCCATTCAACATCATATTTATCTTTATATAAATACACTGTTTTGTTTACTACTGCATCCTCAAATAAACGAGATACTCTACGCATTGTTAATTTGCTTATTATTGTTTTCATATATTACTTATTTTCGTTAATTGATTTTTAATTTCTTGAAATTCTTTTAAGCGTGATTTTTCTAAAGAAGTTAATCCTCTCACTGATGAAATAGCGATTAAATTATTAATTATTGTATCTAAATATGGTGTTTTCATTTGTTACCTCCGTATGTTTCGTTGTAGTATTGTTCTGCGTTTTTTGTTATGTCACCCATACAATGTATAACTGCATATGATTGAGCAAAATCAATCATTTTTTGCTTCTCCATTTCTTTGGCTTCTCTCATTTCTTTTCGATGGTCTATGTAAAAAGTAACGCCTATTTTCATTGCTAACTTACCACATAGAATTTCAACTGCCGTTTGTTTTGTTTCGTTGCTCATTTCATTTGTTCCTCAATTTCGTTTAATAGTTTTATCTCAGCGCTGTACATCCTTGGTTGGTCATACCATTTTTGAACAACACCCAAGGCATTGATGATTGTCGAATGGTCCCTACCACCCAAGTACTCACCAATACTCTTCAAAGACATTATTGTGTACTTCTTTAAAAGATACGCAACAATAAATCTCAATATAACCACCTCAGCCTTTCTGCTTTTATCTTTAATTTCATCAATGCTCACATCAGTGTGTGAGTACACTATCATCTCTAATCTAGAGATAAATAGTTTGTCAGTTTTCGTCATCATTTGTAAATACGTATTCAATTTTAAAGTCTATAATAATAATCTCAAAGTAATAAAAGTCATCAAGCATACAGCGTAAGTAATAATCGCCTAGTCTAGATAGTTTCTTTACTTGCACGGGCGCTAGATACTCTAGGCCATCTTTGTCGTAACCGCTTCCAAGGTAAACGACCCTACACCAATCGACAGCCACAGCGGTGTCGAGAGGTGTAAGTCTTTGTGAGTCAAGGCTTTGCGCTACTTGACCTCTTGCCTGCCCACAGACGAGCAATAGGATAAAAATAATTCTTCGCATTGTTTATGTGTTAAATTTAATTGTTCAGATAAATTAATTAAGTGTCTCAATTCGTCGACAGCATCACTCAATGTGTCGACGTATCCCATATCATAACGGATCAGGATTTTTTTCATTAGCGCAAGCCTATCAGCATTCATATCATTAGAGGTCTAGCTTTTAATATTAAGCCCTTGAAGTTCTCGTAGAACATGTTTCTAATCTCGGGTGACTGAAATGATAAGAATGTGCCCCTGATGAATATTGTAGACGCAGCAGGCTCGTTCTGTAGCAAATCAATGCAGTGCTTTACTTGTGTGCTACTCGTCCAATCTGGCACCCACCCCTGACGATATACATCACGAAGTTGTGATAATTGCGCAAGGGCAACAGACGCCTCTGCCATCTCAGTCGTGGCAAATATGTTTTTATTTCTACCGCTCGCATCAAGAATAACATTATGCTCGATTACCAATTCAGACTGTGCAGTCACATAGGAGCCCGACACCCCGCCCAATTCTTCCCAAGTTCTTGGAAGGTCTTTTTTAATCTCTTTAAACACAATGTTTTCAAGTGTGCTGTTGTTCCTGTCTATCTCATAGCCATTCGGAACTTCTACTTTAAATGTTTTCATATGTTATTTTCTTTGTTTTTTACGGGCTTGTTTTGAAGCCTTGTTTTTGTTTCTTGCTTTCACTTGTTTTTTATTAAGCGGAGATTTTGAATAACTACAGTAATTACTTACTGCATTATCCCTAATTTCTGCCAAAATTGGTAAGTATGGATTATGAATTAAAAATTCTTCGTATTTCATGGCTTACCCCCTCTGTATTTTTCGTCGTAAAAGTTTTGCGCTATCTCTAAAATCTCATCTTTACTTTCATCTGAATAAGTGCCGTTCCAAAATGCGTCCTTGATTTGATGTTCCTCAATTTTAAGCGAGTGCCACTCAATGGTGGACAATAGATTCTCAAGACATTGCTTGTAGCCCTTTTGGTGGTCGTTAATAACTTTATCAATTCCTTCAAGTTCGCCAACAATTTGCTGTCTTAAAAGTTGCATTGCCGTTCTATGCTTCATCGCACACCTCCATCACTAGGTCTCCACTATCATCGTACATCACGAGCCAATAGCCATCAGCAAACGCGTCAGCATTGTCCTCATAAAATGTCTTGACAATCTTTTTTAGTCTTAGGTCAGGTATGTCTGACCAATCAGGGATACGAAGCGTACCATCCATTGTTATTAATAAGCCATTGGCTCCCATCTGTGCTCCCATCGGTCTGTACTCGACAGACCCTTCACGCCTTAATTGATTAATTGCATTTACTAAATTCATCAGCTTGTTCTTTATTTAAAATGTATAACTTAATTGACATTGTAATCTCGCCCTTATCTTTATCCCAATTCACATCATAGAATGCGCCCATTTGGTTCAGGTCATCAAAATGTCTGTCCTTGTAGTCCTCGATAATGTCGTCAATCTTATTGATTGATACATTGTCCTCAATCTTCTCAATGCTTCGCTTCAGGGTCACAGCGTACCCTATTTGTGGTGGGTCAATACCAACAAATGATTTTGTGAAGTTTCCGTTCTCGATTAATAGTCTCGCGTATTTCATAATAGTTCTAGGTCAGGTCTAAGTGTTAAAAATTTCATGAATAGTTCTCTAGCATTTGCCTCAATGTCGTCCTTGTGGTATGCTAGAAACATTTGCTCTATGTGTGCCAGTTGCTCGGGCGTCAAGTCCTCGACGCCCTCAACTGATTTGATTATGCCTGCTGTATCAATTTGTATCTTCATCTATTTGGAATTTAATGTACTCATGAATCTCGCCCACTTCCGAGCCAATTAACCACCACAATACATCAGTAGTATACACTTTTTCAATACTCATAAGGATCGATTTCAATATGTATCTGTTAGTGATATTCTTAATAAAGTCTAACTC